AATTTATCCAAAAGCTATATAGACCAAATAGCACAAATGAGAGAGCGTAGACCAGAGAAGTATAAGCAGCAAATGTTAGGGTCTTGGCTAAACAAAGCTGAGGGGGTTATATTTGATAACTGGACAATAGGAGAATTTAAAAGAAGTAGTGTAAGTGTATGGGGTCAAGATTACGGATTCGCAGCAGACCCAAGTACCTTAGTCGAGTGTAACATAAACACCAGCACTAAAACAATATACCTAAAAGAATGTTTCTATTTACAAAGATTAACTACTTCACAAATAGCAGAGCTTAATTTAAAGCATTCTAAGGGCGGTTTAATAATTGGAGATAGTGCAGAGCCAAGACTACTAAGCGAGATAAAAGCCAAAGGGTGTAACGTCAAGCCAAGTATAAAAGGTCAAGGTAGTGTAACATACGGAATAAGCTTACTACAAGACTATGACTTAGTAGTAACTCCAGATTCTACTAACTTAATTAAAGAGCTTAATAACTACTGCTGGTTAGAGAAAAAGTCAAACACTCCTGTGGATAAATGGAATCATATAATAGACGCTATTAGATACGCTGTAGGATATCAATTACAGAACCCAAACAGAGGTAAGTATATTGTATCTTAGCTACTAAAATAAATTAAAAAAGTTTATATATTAATAAGTAAAAGAGTATGGAAGTAAATTTAAGAATACCTACAAGCCTAAACGAGATAACTCTAGGACAGTACCAAGAGTTTGTTAAGTTAGAACAAGAGCTAAAAGATAGTACAGAAGTTTCAATACAATTAAAGATGATTGAAATATTTTGTAGTGTACCTGAGGCTGTGGTGCGAAGTATGAAAGCTACAGACATAGCAGAGATATGCGAGATTATAAATACTATGTTTGACACCGATAGTCAGCTTATAAGTAAGTTCACTTTAAAGGGTGTAGATTATGGTTTTATTCCAGAGTTAGATAATATGAGCTTCGGAGAATATATGGACTTAGATACTTTCATAGGAGACAATGATAATTTACACAGAGCTTTGAACGTATTGTTTAGACCTATAAAGCTTAATAAGGGTAGTAGGTATATTATAGAAGACTATGAGCCTAACGATAGCGAAGTAGCAAAAGACTTTCCTTTAGATGTAGTACTTGGTGCTATTGTTTTTTTTTACACTTTAGGAAAGGACTTGTCGACAGTTATGCTGAACTCTTTGGACAAGAAGAACGAGAAGGATTTAGCACAGTATCTAATTTCACAGCAAAGTATGGATGGTTCAATTCACTCTATGCAATCGCTAACGGAGATATTACAAAGTTTGAAAATATCACTAAACTAAACGTACACGAGTGTTTAACATTCTTAGAATATACAAAAGAGAAAAACCAAATAGAAGCAGCACAGATAAAAAATAAATTTAACTAAAATGAGTAATACAGGCATAAGGGGTTTTTACCAACTAACAGAAACAATTAAGACACAGCTATTAGCAGACGTAAACGTTAACACTGTTACAACTGGGGATATATTCGACATAGACCTATCAAAGCAAAGCATCTTCCCTTTAAGTCATATTATAATAAACTCTATTACAACTCAAGAGCAGGTATTGGTATTTAACATTACTGTTATGTCTATGGATATTGTAGACGAGAGCAAAGAAAAAACAGAGGATATATTCAGAGGTAATAATAACGAGCAGGATGTTCTTAACACTCAGTTAGCAGTATTAAATAAATTAGTAATGATATTGCGTAAAGGGGATTTATATAGTGATAAGTTTCAGCTTCAAGGAGATGCTACCTTAGAACCTTTCTATGAGCGGTTTGATAACCGTTTAGCTGGGTTTGCTGCTACTATGGATATCTTAATTCACAATGATATAAGCATATGTTAGCAGACCAATTCTTAAGAGATGAGTTAAACAAGTTTGCTAAGTATGTTATACAACAAAGTAGGAGTAACTTAACTAAGGGTAAAAAGAACTCTTCTAAGGAGCTTTATAATTCTCTAGGCTATGACATAAGCGAAGCTTCTGGTAAGACTTCCTTAGGGTTTGATATGGCTGATTATGGTAAGTTTCAAGATAGGGGTGTTAGTGGTACTGAGAAAAAATATAATACACCTTATTCTTATACAACTAAAATGCCACCGCCTAAGGCTTTTGATAAATGGGTAGTAAGAAAAGGAATAGCACCAAGAGGTAAGGGTGGTAAGTTTGCGTCAAGAGAAGGAATTAAGTTTGCTATAGCTAGGTCTATTTACAAAAAAGGAATAAAGCCAAGTATGTTCTTTACAAAGCCTTTTGAAGCAGCTTTTAAGAGATTACCTGATGAGTTAGTAGAAGCTTATTCTATAGGGTTAGAGAAACAAATACAAGTAAACATAAACAAGAAATAAATGGCAACAAAGATTAATTTAAGAAGCCCTTACTATATAAAGGTATCTAAGACAGCTTTAACGTCTGTAGAACTTAAGCTATATATTTACACAGGTACATTCACAGCCAATGGTAGTGTAGCAGCAGGGACTTTAAGATATACAATTACTAAAAAACCCTTAGGCTCTAACGCCTATGTAGTGTTTGAGGTTAGTGAGCTTGTAAGAGACTATTTAGAAGTTGAGTTTAATGGGGATTATAATAGCGAAGCGGTTTGGCTTAATGCAATAGCAACTGTGACTGGTGGCTCTGGAAGTGAAACAGTAACTCCAGATAATACTAATGGCTTTGTAGGTCTTGATGGTTATGGATATTTTGAAGAAGGCGCAAACCCTACACTAAGCACAACAGCGTTACAAACTAATAAAACAATAATAGCTTTAGATGATAATTTATTTAGAGTTCCTGTTTTTGTTCCTGGAACGGAATCAGTTTCTTTATTGTATAAAGGGGAGGTTAAACAAGCTATTGACCTAAGCTCTGCTAGTGTGGATCAAACATCAGAGCAAATAAGATATATATCAGCAAATTCAACAAGTAGTGGCGATGTTAATTATGATTCTTTTGAAGAAAGGGTTTTAAATGATGGCGGCACTTTTGAAGGCAGTAGTTGTTTAAGTGAGTTTTTAGACAGTATATCTATTGATTTAATCGATGAAATATTTGTAGCTTCTAGTAGTGATGTGCAAGTGTTTAAAGTAAAAACATTAAATAAATGTTTATACACACCCATCAAAGTAACCTTTGTAAATAAGTTTGGAGCATTTCAAGACTTAATATTTTTTAAGAAGTCTATTGATAAAACAAGCGTAAAAGGAGAAAGCTACAAATCTTCAATCTTTGACTTAGCAACACTTACATATAAAATTTATCAGCACCAACTTACTCAGTTTATGGTTCAAGGCTCTGACAGTATTACAATGAATACTGGTTTTTTGCCTGAAGATTATAATCAAGTTATTGAGCAGCTAATGTTAAGCGAACAAGTGTGGGCTACATTTGTAACAGATACAGAAGAACTAATACGACCATTAGTTCCAAAGACAAAATCTTTCACACATAAAACACACTTAAACGATAAGCTAATAAATTATACAATCGATTTTGATATAGCTAATAATAAAATAAATAATATTAGATAGATGCAAACCATTGAGCTATATATTCAAGGGCAAAGATTAGATTTATTTGATGATGAATCTGTATCATTAAACCAAACTATTAAAAACGCTAGAGACGTTTCAAAGCTGTTTACTGACTTTACTCAGACCTTTAATGTGCCAGCATCTAAAACAAATAATAAGATATTTAAACACTACTATAATTTTGATATCGTTGGAGGTTTTGATGCAAGAATTAAAGTTGCTGGAACTATTGAGCTTAATAGCTTTCCGTTTAAAGATGGTAAAATAAAACTTGAGGGGGTCAGCTTAAAAGAAAATCAAGCTTACGCATATAAAATTACATTCTTTGGTAATACTGTAAACCTTAAAGACTTAGTAGGCGAAGACAAATTAAATCAATTAGTTAGTTTAAATGCCTTGAATTTAGATTACAATTCAACTACAATAAAATCAAAGCTACAACTAGACCCTTCCGTTTCTGGTAATGACATTATAACGCCTTTAATTACTTCAGGAGCTAGTGGAACATCATCAAGATTATATTATAATTCAGGCGCTACTGCAACAGCAGACGGAAATTTACATTATAATTCAGGCGGTGGCACAAATGCTAACGGAGTTTTATGGAGCGATTTAAAATATGCTATAAGAATACGAAAAATTGTGGAGGCTATTGGTACTCAATATGGTTTAACGTTTTCTAGTGATTTCTTTAACTCAACAAACTTAGCTTATAATGATTTGTTTATGTGGTTACATAGAAAAAAAGGGAAAGTTGAAAGCGGTTCAGGAACTGATTTTGTCAATACTGTAGATGGCTGGAGTGTAGCAACTGGCGTTCAGTCTGAAATGGTTAATTCATCAACCTTCCGAATTACAAACACCTCTAATGTAATTGATTTTTTTATATCATTTACAAATAATAGTTCTATTTCAGCGGAAGCCGTTGTAAAAAGAGACGGGCAAACTGTAGCAGCCCAAAAAGTTGACGGAAAGGCGTTTGGCGCTCCGCCCGCTCTTACAATTATTATCTTAACTCCATATGTAAATCAAGGCTCTGAGTACACTGTTACTTTAAATTACAATAATAATAGTATTAATTTTTCCAATATAAGGTGGCTAATGTCTTATAGTGGAGGAAGCGATATTTTTGATACTGGCTCATATGTAGCTCCAGCGGCTTTTGAGTTTAACATAACTTCACAAATACCAGACATTAAAGTAATAGACTTTCTTACTGGTTTGTTTAAAATGTTTAATTTAGTAGCTTTTTTAGATAGCTCAGGAACTGTTGTAGTTAATACTTTAGATAACTTTTATACTGGAGGAAACAATTACGATATAAGCAGTTTTATAGATATAAACACTAGCAATGTAAGCGTAGCACTACCCTACAAAGAGATAGTTTTTGCCTATAAAGACAACAAGACATTTTTAGCAGCAATACATAGCCAACTATTTAGCTACACTTGGGCAAAAGAAGATTATACAGGAGGCGAAAATTTAGACGGAAGTATTTATAAAGTAGAACTGCCTTTTGGTCATTTTAAATTTGAAAGGATAAAAGACGTTGCAGATAGCAATAATACTACTATCCAATGGGGTTACTGTGTAGACGACAACCAAGAACCATATATAGGCGCGCCTTTTTTATTCTACCCAATAAAAGTAACAAGCACGCAATATTCAATATCTTTTAGAGATATAATTGGGCATTCAGAACTAACAAACTATAATGTCCCTAGTAATTCTTTAGCGTTAGACCCTACAACTTCTAAGGAAAACATAAACTTTAAAAACGAGCTAAACGAATATACAGGAAACACAGATTTTACAGATACTTTATTTCAAAAATACTACTCCAATTATATAACGGACATCTTTAATAACAAAAACAGATTAACTAAGGTTACTGCTTATTTGCCTTTAAAGATATTATTAAACTTCACTCTAGCAGATAGATTTGATATTAATGGGAATAGATATAAAATAAACTCAATTAAGACTAACCTAAAAACTGGTAAATCAGACATAGAACTATTAAACGAATTATGATAAAACTAATACTAGAGGGTTTAAAATACGCTAACGGAGAGACTGAGTCTATAAGAATAGCACAAGGGAAGTACAAACTACCTACGACATTAAAAGAGGGTTACAAAGCACTTAAACAAGAAATAAAATGGCAATAGAAAAAACAATTAATATTGATGTGCAAAGTAAAGATGCCTTAGCTGGTATTAAATCTATAGATAGTGGTTTAACTGGACTTGATAAAAGTGCTGAAAAAGGTTCTAAAGGCGTTGGGGGTGTATCAAAAGCTTTTAAAGGCTTAGGCACTGCAATTAAAGCTGCTGGTATTGGTTTAGTAATTGCTGCTTTAGCTAAACTTTCTGAAATATTTATGCAAAACCAGAAAGTAGCAGATTTATTTAATACAGCTTTTGAAGCGGTAAGCTTAGCCTTTAATGATTTTGTAAGCTTTGCAGTAAATAGTACAAGTGGCATTATTAAGTTCTTTGATGCTATATTTAAAAACCCGTTAGAGTCTTTAAAAAGTTTTGCAGATGCTTTTAAAAAGAACATTCAAGAAAGGTTTGATAGTTATTTAGACACGTTAGGATATTTAGCTAGTGCTGTTAAAAAAGTATTTAGTGGAGATTTTGCAGGAGCTTTAGATGATGTTAAAAACGCTGGTAAAGAAAGTTTAGATGTATTAACTGGGGTTAATGATTCTTTTGATAAAGGTAAAGAGTTTATAGAGAAAACAACAAAAGCAGTAAAAGACTATGTAACTGAAACAGTAAGTGCTGCAACTGCAAACGTTCAACTTCAAAAACAAGCTGAGTTAGCTATCGTTTTAAATCAAGGTTTAATTGAAAAATATGACAGGCAAGCCGAACTCCTTAGGCAGGTAAGGGATGACGAGTCTAAAGGCATAGAAGAAAGAATACAAGCGAATAAGGATTTAGCTAAGGTTTTAGACGACCAAGAGAAAGCAATGAAATCAAACGCTGCTATTCAAGTCGCGGCAGCTCAAACTGAATTAAATAAAAACAAAGAAAATATAGAGCTTCAAAAAGCATATCAAGAGGCTTTAAACGAACAAGCAGGAATAGAGGCACAGATAACAGGATTTAGAAGCGAACAACAAACCAATACAAACTCTTTACTAAGGGAGCAGAAAGAACTACAAAACGAATTAGCATTGATTGGTAAGTCTCAAAGGGATATAGAGAGAGAAGAATTAGCACAGGAATTAGAATTAAAAAAAGAGTTAATAAATAGAGAGGTTACTGACATAATAGAAAGAGACGCTTTACTATTAGCAGCTAAAACAGAATTTGATACACAATTATTAGAGCTGAACACTCAATTTGATGAAGAAGATATAGCTGCTCAAACTAAAAAACAAGAGGAAGAGGAAGCATTAAGACAAAAAACAAGAAATGAATTAATAGCAGAAAAAGAAGCTAAAGCAGCAATTCAATTAGCGTCTATTGGTGTAGCTGAAAAAGGTATAGCATTAGGTAAACAATTAGCAGGTAAAAACAAGGCTATTCAAAAAGCTTTGTTAATTGCTGAGAATGCTGCTGGTATTGCTAAAATATTAATAAATACAGGGGTTGCTAATGCTAAGGCAGTAGCTACATCTCCAGTGACACTCGGACAACCTTGGGTTACAATAAACTCTTTAAGTGCTGGGTTAGGTATTGCTGGAAGTATTGCTGCAACTGCTAAAGGGTTAAGTGCTTTGGGTGGTGGTAGTGCTGGAAGCAAGCCAGATGTATCGTCTGGTGCTTCTGGTGGTGGTTCTGCTCCAGCCCCCCCTGCTTTTAACGTTGTAGGCTCAAGTGATTCAAATCAATTAGCAGATGCAATCGGTGGACAGTCTCAACAGCCAGTACAAGCTTTCGTTGTAGCTAATGATGTAACAACAGCACAAAGCTTACAGAACAATATTGTTGAAGGTGCTACAATAGGATAAAATACAAAATAAATTAAAAACATTTATATAATAATATGCGTATAGTAGAACTAATTTTAGACGAAGACCAAGAAATAGGAATCGAAGCTATTAGCGTAGTGGAAAACCCAGCCATTGAAGAAGACTTTATTGCTCTTAAATCTCAAGAGTTTAAACTAGCTGAGGTTGACAAAGAGCGTAGGATATTAATGGGTGCTTTATTGATACCTAACAAGCCTATTTATAGACGTAACGGAGAAGATGAGTATTATATATATTTCTCAAAAGATACTGTCTTAAAAGCGTCTCAAATGTACTTAACACAAGGGAAGCAAAACAACTCTACATTAGAGCACCAATATGCAATCGAGGGATTAAGCTTAGTTGAGTCTTGGCTAGTAGAAGATAAGGTACACGACAAGAGCGTTAAGTACGGAATGGATTTGCCTTTAGGAACTTGGGTGGGTTCTGTAAAAGTAAACAATGACAAAATCTGGAATGAGTTTGTAAAGACTGGTAAGGTTAAAGGGTTTAGTATTGAAGGGTATTTTGCTGACAAGATGGAACGCCCTAAGGAAGAGATTAAAGACGAACTAGCTAAGATAGAAGAAGCTGAAGCAGATTATTTATTAAGCCAAGTAACAGCTATCATTAAAAACGATAAGCGAGTAAAAGGTGGTAAAAAAACAGTTTTAGAAAGCTATTCAGACTATCCTAGTGGTGTTAAGAATAACGCTAAAAGAGGGTTAGAACTTAACGAGAAAGTAGACAATAAATGTGCTACTCAAGTAGGAAAGATAAGAGCCCAGCAATTAGCACAAGGAAAACCAATAAGCAAAGAAACTATAAAAAGAATGTTTAGCTATTTGTCAAGAGCTGAAGAGTATTATGACGAAGGAGTTTCTAAGGCTTGTGGTACTATATCTTATTTACTATGGGGTGGTAAAGCTGGTTTAAGATGGGCGGGTGGTAAGTTAAAAGAGTTAGAAAACTTAAGCCTTGCTTCTATGACAGTAAACGAAGATTTTGCTATTATAGATGATAGACTTGCATACTCAACAGAACAAAAAGCTAAAGAGATGTCTAACGATTTAGGATGCGACGGAATACACACACACGATTACGAGGGTAAGACTTGGTTTATGCCTTGTGAAAAGCATAGCGTAGAAATGTATGACAAGTGCCCAGAAGGTTACAAGAAGAAGGATGGTAAATGTATCAAAAACTAATAAATGATTAAAGACAAATCTAAAGAATTTATAACACCAAGTAAGACAAGCCCTAAAGGCAGTAGAAGAGGTGGTTGTTTATGTAAAGACAATACATACAAAACTAAGTGCTGTGATGGTAGCTTAAGAGCTCAAGGAATAGGAAACGTATAATAAATAAATATATAAAAAATGAGTACATTGAACAGAGTTTTAAAGCAGTTGTCAAAAGCTGAAAAAGCACAAAAAAATAATACGGAGTTAACATCTCAAAAAGTAGAGTTAGGTATTGTTGACGATTTACAAAAATTAGAAATTTCATCACAGTCTATTATTAAAGAAGTTAAAGAAAAAAATGTTTTAATAGCTAGACAAGAAAAACTCTTAGCAAGCAATTTTAAAGATTTTAAAAAAGCTATTGATAATTCAGAAAAATTAAGAGACAAATTTTTTGATTTAGAAAATAAATACGAAAGTGCAAAACAAGCTAGTGATAAAGCAGATAAATTAAAAGAGGGTGCATCTAAAAATTTTCAAGATTTAAAAAAAGTTATTAAAAAAAATAAAGATAAAAACGAGCCTAAAATAAAAGAGGCTCGAAAAAATATCGGTTTACTTGAAAAGCTTATTGACAACGCTGAGAAAATGGCAAAAGAACTAGGGGTTAAAATACCTATCAATCAATATGTAAAAACTTTACAAAATTTAAGAAAGCTACTTTAAAAATGCAAAATAAATTAAACTAAATTATATATAAGTATGAAGTCAAACAATGTGATTAAAAAAATCAAGGATGTTTTAAACCTTAACGAAGAAGTTAAGTTAGAACAACAAGCTTTAGATAATGGTACTGTATTAGAGGCAGATTCATTTGAAGCAGATAACGAAGTATTTATCGTTACTGAAGACGAGCGTGTAGCTGTACCTGTTGGAGAGTATAAACTCGAAGACGGACGTATCTTAGTAGTAGCTGAAGAGGGAATTATCTCTGAGGTTAAAGAAGCTGGGAAAGAAGAAGAAGTAGTTGAAGAAGTAGAAGCTGAAGAAGATGATAAAGTTTATGCAACTAAAGAAGAACTTGCTGAGGTTAAAGAAATGATTGAAGAAATCAAAGCAATGTTAGAGCCCAAGGAAGACTTAAGCTCTGAGGATTTAGGGAATCTTATTACTGAAGAACTTTCTAAGCACGAACTAAGCGAAGTACCACAAGAGGTACAAGAAAAATTAAACGAAGCAGCAGCTGAGCCTATTATGGCTAACCCAGAAGCTGATTCAACAAACAAACCAAGTTTTAAGTTTGCACAAAACCGCAAGCCTTCAACTTTAGATAGAGTATTAAACAAAATAATTAACAACTAAAATTAAATTAAATGGCTAATCCAACGATTACAAACTCCTCATATGCTGGGGAATTCGCAGGGAAGTACTTAGGTGCTGCTCTATTATCTGCTTCAACTTTAGACGCTGGAGCAATTACAATACTGCCTAACATCAAGTACAAGGCAGCTATGAAAGTAGGAACTTTCTCTAACTTAGTACGTTCAGCAGACTGTGATTTTGATTCTACAACTTCTGGACTTACTTTAACAGAAAAAGTATTAACACCTTCTGAACTACAAGTAAACCTACAAATCTGTAAGAAAGAATTACACGCAGACTGGGAAGCTGCTCAAATGGGCTTTAGTGCTTTTGACGAATTGCCTCCTTTATTTTCTGACTATGTTATTTCAAGAGTAGCTGCTGAGGTTGCTAACGCTACTGAAACTTCTATCTGGAGTGGTGCAGCTGGAGAAGGTTCTTTTGATGGATTCTTACAAGTAGCTTTAGCTGATAATGATGTACACGATATTACTGCCGTAGCTATTGATAGCTCAAACGTTATCGCTCAGTTAGGTTCTGTTGTAGATAGCGCTGTTGCTAACGCACCAGCTATTTTAGGTGAATCAGATTTAACTCTTTACGTTTCAACTAACGTAGCACAAGCTTATATTAGAGCTTTAGGTGGATTTGCTGCAACTATTGGTGGTGCTGGTACAGATAACAAAGGAACACAATGGTACAATGGTGGTGCTTTATCTTTTGAAGGTATTAACATCTTTGTAGCAAAAGGATTTGGAAGCAACAAAATGCTTTTGAGCCCTAAGTCAAATTTATTTTTCGGCACAGGGCTTTTGGACGACAGAAACGAAGTAAGAGTAATTGATATGTCTGACACTGATGGGTCTCAAAATGTACGCGTCGTTATGCGTTACACTGCAGGGGTACAAATCGGAGTAGGTTCGTCTATCGTGCTTTATTCTTAATTACTAACTAACTGATATTAAGGGGTGGGCAAAAACTGCCTACCCTTTTTTATTTAAAATCAAAAAAATATGGCTTGTGCAATAACAAAAGGTAGAGGGGTAGGATGTAAAACCGCCTTTGCTGGAATTAAAAATATTTACATTATAGATTATAGTGCAGTGGTTGCTGCTTTGACAGACACTGCTGGGACTGTAACATTACCAACGGATGACACAGCTGAGTTCTTCAAGTTTGAAGTAAAAGGCGGTCAAACATCACTTGAAACAAGTGTGACATCGAGTAGAGAAAACGGGACGACATTTTACGAAAGTACTTTAAACATTACTTTCCAACTGTTAGACGTAGCAACTCAAGAAGAGATTAAGCTTCTAAATAGAGGTCGTGCTCAGTATGTGGTAGAGCTTTATCCAAACGGAGCAGGGGTTACTAAGTATTTACTTGTAGGTAAAGACAACGGTGCTGAAATCACAGGTGGTACTATCGTTTCTGGTGCTGCTGCTGGAGATTTACAAGGATTTACACTAACAGCGGTTGCAACTGAGGTTAATCCTCCGTTCTTCTGTACTGTTCCAGATATTGATGCTGCTACTTCAATAGTACCAGCTTAGTATTTTATTAATATTTAAAATTAGCCTTTCCTTTTGGGAGGGCTTTTTTTTTATACAAAATAATTTAGTTTTGTTTATATATTAGTATGAAGTTAATAGCAACAAACGGAGATAAAACTTTTAAGGTAATACCTAGACAGTTTATTAATGGAGCGATTACTGTAACCCTTACAAGTGAAAGCACTGGAACGGTTATAACTAAAACCCCTACAGCTTCAACAGATGTTAATTATATGTCTTTTACTGTGGCGTTTGGCACTCTAACAGAAGCAGACTTTTACACGCTTGAAATTAAAAACGGGACTGTTATAATATACAAGGATAGAGTATTTTGTACAGACCAAACAGTAAACCAAGTAAACAACGATTACTATTCTGTAAACGATGGCGTTTATAATACAGAAAATAGTTTTGATAACGATTATATTATTTTATGAATGATTTACGAATAGTTAACTTAAGTAGTTACACAAGCCCAGAGATTGTAGAGAAGTCCAACAAGCAGTGGGTAGCTTATGGTAGTGATAATAATTTCTTTGCTCATCTAATCTCTAATTATGAGAATAGCCCAACGAATAACGCTATTATAAACGCTATAAGCCAACAAATATACGGACTTGGCTTAGATGCTTCAGATTCAAGCAGAAGACCAGAGCAGTACGCTAAAATGCTTACAATGTTTCATAAGGACTGTGTACAAAAGCTTTGTTTTGATTTAAAGCTAATGGGTCAGTGTGCTATGCAGGTAATCTACTCGAAGGACAGAAAGACTATTGCCCAAGTAGCTCATATTCCAGTAGAAAACCTAAGAGCTGAGAAGTGTAACGAAAAAGGAGAGATAGAAGGCTATTTTTACTCAGATGATTGGTCTAATGTAAAACCAAGAACAGAATTAAAGAGAATACCTACTTATGGAAGTAGTAAAGAAAACATAGAGATTATATATGTAAAGCCTTATAGAGCTGGTTATAAGTATTACTCAAGCCCAGACTATACAGGGTGTTTACAATGGTGTGAGATTGAATCAGAGGTATCTAACTTTCACTTAAACAACGTACAAGGTAGTTTTAGCCCTAATACACTAATCCAATTTAACAACGGAACACCAAACGCAGAAGAAAGACAAAACCTAGAAAACAGAATAGCTCAGAAATTCACAGGCACTGGTGGTAATAAGTTCATACTTGCTTTTAATGATAACCAAGACGCAGCTGCTACTGTTGAAACTTTACCTATTAGTGATGCTCACAATACTTACGAGTATGTCTCAAGTCAAGCTACAGAGAAAATAATGGTAGGTCATAGGGTCGTATCTCCAATGCTTTACGGAATTAAGGACAGCACAGGGTTAGGAAACAACGCTGACGAGCTTAAAACTGCTTCTATATTAATGCAGAATTTAGTTATAGCACCATTTCAGCACCTTTTAATTGATGCTTTTGATTCTATTTTAGCTTATAATCAAATAAGCCTAAAGTTATATTTTAAAACTCTACAGCCTTTACAGTTTATAGACCTTGAAAACGTAGAAGACGAAGAAACAAAAGAAGAAGAAACAGGGGTTAAGTTGTCAAAAGAACTACCAGACGAAATAGGCACAGCTATTGCAGACGCATTAATAGACTTAGGACAAGACGAAACAGAGCTTTTAAGCGACTTTGAGGTAATAGATGAACGAGAAGTAGACTATGACGAAGAAAGCGGCTTAGATGAGGTTATAACAGACCTTAACAAACCTAAAGAAAAAAGTACACTAGCTAAAGTTTGGGAATTTGTAAGTACAGGAGTGGCAAAAAAAACAAAATCAAGTGAGCAGGATGGTACAAGCAAACAAACAAAAGAAGAGGGAAAAGAATTTTTAGTAAGATATGTTTATAATCCTGCAAAAACTAAATCTAATTCAAGACAGTTTTGTTCTAAAATGGTAAGTGCTGGAAAGGTTTATAGGAAAGAGGATATATTAGCAATGACTAAAAAAGCTGTTAATGCTGGATTTGGAAAAAATGGCTCTGAGAAATATTCTGTTTGGCTCTATAAGGGCGGGGCTCGATGTAGCCATCGCTGGTTTCGCAAAACTTATGTTAGAAAAATAGGTGGTAAAAGAATGGGTACAGAAATAAGCACTACAGAGGCAAGGTCAAGGGGTTTTAGACCTAAAGGTAAACCAAACGCTCAGAAAGTACCTGTAGCACCTAAGGATATGAAGTATAAAGGTTATACTGCTGAATATTGGAACAAAATAGGATTTAAGAATTAATATGGCAACAGCATTATTTATAAACAGAACGGACTTAGTTAAAAATTCTATAATTGATGGCAATGTAGATACAGACAAGTTTATACAATTTATTAAGGTAGCCCAGCAGATAGACATACAAAACCTTTTAGGAACGGAGCTATATAAAAAAATCGGTGCAGATATAACGTCTGGTTCTGGTGGTGGTGCTGGTTTAACTGGTAATTATCTAACTTTAGTTAATGATTATGTGCAGCCTACATTAATATGGTTCGCTCAAATGAATTACATACCTTTTGCAGCTTATCAAATAAAAAACGGTGGTGTATTTAAGCATAGTAGTGAAACAGCTCAAAACGTAGATAAAAACGAAGTAGATTATTTAGTAAGTAAAGCGAGAGAATACGCTAACTACTACTCTACAAGAATGGTAGACTATTTGTCTTTTAATGATAATCTATTCCCAGAGTATAATAATAACAGTAACGAAGATATTAGCCCAGATACAGACACAACTTTTAACGGATGGGTTTTATGAAGTATAAGGTAAAAGAGACTAACCTTACTAAGCTAAAAAAGTATATAGACGAGTCTTTAAAAGAAGAGATAAAGCAAAAACCTAAAAAGAATGAGTAACCCAAACTTAGCAATGATACCAAGCGGCTATAATGCAGCCAATGCCAAGCTTTATTCAATACTTCCAAGTGATGGAAGTGGGGATTTTACAGTCTCAGTAGATGCGGATGCTACCAGAGTAAACAAAGACGGGTTAATTGAAGGGGTTGCTTTAAATCAAGCTAGACTAACCTATGACCCATTAAATCCAGAGTGTCCTAGTTTACTTTTAGAACCAACAAGAACAAATTTTGCTTTAAATAGCGATAACACTTTTTTAATGTCAGTTATTGGCGGTTCGGAAAATGCAACTAGAACAGAAAATTATTCAACATCTCCAAGGGGAACTTTAATAGCTTCAAGATTACAAGCTTCGATTACTAGTGGGACTAGTAATTATTCGTTAGTAGGAAGTAGTACGACTAATTATAATGGTTTTTATACGGCTTCTATATATCTTAAAAGTAATACAGGAGATGAGCAGCAAGTTGCTGTCTATGGTAGAAATTCGCCTATAGCAAATTACACAGTTACTAAAGATTGGAAGCGGTTTTCTTTTTATGGTTATAACAGTCCAGGTCAAACCGCCTTTATAAACGTTGGAATACTTGGGCAAATAAGCGGTTCAAGTACAGAAATAGATATATCACTTTTTGGGGTTCAGATTGAACAAGAAAACTATCAAACTAGCTTAATTACAACCCAAGCAACTGCTGTAACTAGGACAAATGATGTTTGCGGGAATGCTGGGGATGCTGATTTATTTGATGGAAACGAGGGAACTATGTTTGTAGATATTCAGAAAGCTTTTAAAGGCAGTAATTCTGGTAGTATTTCAATATCTGATGGAAGCAACAATAACCGAGTTGTAATTGCAAAACAATCCAATAATACACAATTTAGAATGTTTATAGCAAGAGTAAGCAGTGGCAATATTATTGCTCAATTAACTCTTAATATAAATTTTGATGTTCAAAATAAATTAGCTATCACTTTTAAGTTTGGAGAATTTAAGTTTTACGTTAACGGGGTTTTATCATCTACTGAAACGCCAAATGAAGACATACCAATAGGGCTTTCTAAGTTTGCATTTAATGAAAACAACTTAGGCAGTCAAGACTTTTTTGGAGAAATAAATGATGTAAGATATTACAATACAGTATTAACAGAAGCAGAAGCAATAAAACTAACAACATAATGGCATACGGAGAAATATATAAAACAACGTGGTGGGGTTTACCAGTTCAATTTGGTTGGGGTGGCATATACTTTGACTTGTCAGTAACAAGCGCAGTACCTAACCTTTTAACGACTTTACAAGCTAGAGCAACGTATTACGAAAATGCTGCAGGAACGACTACAATATTAACCGCCTTAGAAAACTGTGAATAATGAGCAATTTATTAGATAAAGCGAGTATAGTAACTACTCCGACGGCTTACGATAATGGTAAAATACTAAGCGTTAAACCAGCTCCAAGTTTAGGCAGCGAATTGGTTGTTAATGGTGATTTTGCTACGGATAGCAATTGGTTTAAAGATGCAAATTGGAGTATAGCTAATGGCAAAGCAACAAGCACTGGAGTAGGTAGAATGTTTCAATCTATACCATTTTTAGAAACAAACATAGGAACTACTGTTCAAGTGTCATTTGATATTATAGACATAACAGCTAATGGGGTTGTAGTGAATTGTTATGGAGGGGTTTCTCAGCTTTTTACAACTGTAGGAACACACACTTTTACAACAACAACAACAAACAATACAAATCTATATTTCAATAATGGTGGAGCTGGTAATTTAATCGGCTCAATAGACAACGTTTCAGTAAAACAAGCAATAGACGGAGACTTCAATTTCACTAGAAATTCTAGCGCCACAAGAGTAAATTCACAAGGTTTAATTGAGGATATTACAAGCAACCTTCCAAGAATAGATTATACTGGAGGCGTAGGACACTGGTTATTTGAACCACAGAGTACCAATTTATTTTTAAACTCAGAAACTTTGTCAACTCAGGGAGTTTCAACAAACGCTGCAAGCTATACTGTTTCTTTTTATGGTACTGGTTCAATTACTTTTAGTGGCACACATACAGGCACGCTAAACGGAACTGGCGTTAGTGATAGAGTTAGTTTAACTTTTACAGCATCAAGTGGCACATTAACAAGCACTGTTAGCGGCTCAGTAACAAAAGCACAAGTCGAGGCATCATCTTTCGCTACTTCATACATACCAACAAACGGAAGCACAGTAACACGTTTACAAGATGCAGCATTTGGAGCAGGTAGCTCAGATTTAATAAACTCAACAGAAGGTGTGCTATATGCAGAGATAGCGGCTTTAGCTGATGATGGTACAAACAGAAATATAAGTTTGTCTGAAGATGCTGGCGATAGGGTGAATATACTTTACAGAAATGGCTCAAATAGAATGAGATTTATAGTGAGGGTTAATAATGTAAATGTGTTTGATACAACAATAACCTTACCAGATATTACAAATTATAACAAAGTAGCTTTATCTTTTAAAGAAAATGAATTTAAGTTGTATGTAAATGGAGTAAAAGAGGTGGAGCAATTAAGCGGCTCTATATTTCCTATAAATACTTTAGATGCGTTAAATTTTGACCAAGTTAGTGGAGCTCAACCTTTCTTCGGCAAAACTAAATGCGTAGCAGTTTTTAAAGAAGCTCTTACAGATGCAGAACTAACTTGTTTAACAACAATATAAAATATATAAAAATGTACATAGGAAAATATCAGTTCAAAGACCAAAAAACCGCAGAAGCTAAAATAAAAGGCTTAGGAGTGTCAACAGATGAAGATGGAAACGAATACCCAACTCACAAGCATAGTATCGTTAAACTCGGTAATATAGCCTTAGAGCAAGGCGAATACGACTATGAAGGCAATGAAACTAAAGCACCTGTATTAAGTAGTAAATATCACTTAGACGTAGCGTGGCGATTAGAGGACACTTACAATGAAGGTGGCGAGCTAATCAAAGCAGAACACCCTTATGGCTGGAAGTCGGCTAATGTAGACTTAGATAGTAATGGAGTACATTCATTTTTAGGGGTTGACTATTTGAAACATAAATTCTAATGACGATAGAAGATTTGAAATTAGGGACATTTAACGCCATTTCTTTTATGGTTAGCTTTACGCACGTAGAAAACAGTTTAAAGGTTATTCTTTTATTAGCTTCTATTATTTATACAGCTCAAAAGATATACGAAACGCATAAAAAAAAGAATGACTAAAAACTTTAGTATAGGTGAATTTAATTGTAAATGTGGTTGTAAAATGCCTGATGATGTTTTAGTTAATATTACTAAGCTAGCTAGTCAATTACAGTTCGTTAGAGATAACTTAACCAGACCTATAACTATAAACAGTGCTTATCGTTGTAAAACACACAATAAGTCAATAGGGGGTTCTATAAACTCTCAGCACATACTAGGTAAAGCTGCTGATATTGTAGTAAGTGGACTAGACCCTATTTTAGACACATACGATTATTTAGATGACCTTATGCGTACTGGTGAAATATTACAAGGTGGACTTGGAATGTACAAAACATTTACGCATTACGATATAAGAAAAACTAAAGCACGCTGGTAATGAAAAAAATACTTGAATTTTTAAGTGGGAATGTAATTGGTGAACTTGGTAAAGTTATAGACAACTTATTTACTACTGATGAGGAACGCTTAGAAGCTAAAAACAAGATATTTCAAGTTATACAAGAAAAGGAACTAGAGCTGCAAAAAATGCAGACAGATATAATTATAGCAGAGGCAAAAGGAAACTGGTTACAACGTTCCTGGAGACCTATTCTAATGCTTTCTTTTGGGTTTATAGTTATTTATGTAAAGTTTATAGCTCCTTTATTTGGCTTTACAATACCGCCTTTAGAAGATGAGTTCTGGAACTTATTACAGTTAGGAATTGGTGGATACGTTGTAGGTCGTTCAGCTGAGAAGATAGCCAAAAGCGTTACAATTAATAAAAACTAACTTTTTTCTTTTTAATTCCAAATAAAAGATATAACTTTGAATTTTTTGTTAAGCTAATTACTTGGCTAAACGTTTTTGTTGCCCTTAAAGGCATAAAAAAACAAGTATCTAAATAAATAGATAAATATAAATCTAAACAAATAGATAAGATATCTGAGAACTATTCAAAATGGCTAAAAAGAAAACATTAAAATATTGGAAAACTAAAATAGATAAAGTATTTCACGAATATATAAGACGTAGAGACGCAGATAACAATACAGGTTATTGTAATTGCATAAGCTGTAACAAGCCCATACACTACACAGAAAGCGATGCAGGACACTTTATATCAAGGGGTAAATTATCTACTCGCTATGACGATAGAAACGTTTATAGCCAGTGCCGAAAGTGTAATAGGTTTGAATATGGTCGTCAATATGAGTATTCCTTAGCTTTAGGAGACCAGCTTTCTGAAGAACTATTAATTAAGTCAAGAGAAATATATAAGCTTTCAGATGATGAGTGGTTAGAAGTATTTAAAAACTATGACACTAAATTAAAAGAATTAAAAAGACAACAAAACTTTTAGTGTTAATAACTATTAAGCCTATATAGTTCTATTTATTAGTATAAGACTTATCTTTGAGTAAATAGATTTTTTGTTTTTGTTTTCAATTTGTTTTAAAAAGACCTTTCATTTATGGAGGGTTTTTTTTTGTTTATAATTTGTTTATTAAATATTTTTGTATATATTTGTATTATTATTAACGAAAACAAAGACAATGTATTTAACAGAAAGATTAAAACCAGAACACAAGGCAAAGCTTGAAAAACAAAACTTTCATTTTCCTTTAGTAGTAGATGAAGTATGGAATGAGCTGGAAACAAAAACCAAAGTAAGTAGTTTAACTTATGGAGTTGTAATGAGTTTACATACCTTACTAAGTAATTACAACAGCCCTTACGAACTATTTAACGAGATATAATATGACATACTCAGAAGACGTAAACAGAGCAGCCTCAACCGATACAATAGACTTTTTAAATGCTAGAATTGAAGCATTACAAAAAAGAGTTGAATATTTAGAAAAACAAAACAAGTGGATTGAAGACGAATTTAATATAAACAACTTAAACAAAAAACAATGAACAAAGACAAGCTATTAGAAATGTATAATACTTACGAACTAAGTAAAGAAGATTTCTTTAAACACCAACACTACACGATTATTACACGTCAAGGAATAGACAAAATTCAAGCTAAGGCAAAGATTCAAATTAATTACGAGGTAATAAGATGCGAACCAAACTATGCAGTATTTAAAGCCATTGCAAGTAAAGGAGCTGCAAACATAGAAACGTTTGGGAGTGCCTTAAAAGGTGATACTTATAAGGACTCAACTACTAACTCATTCTACATAGCAGAGATGGCAGAGAAGCGAGCTATGAGCCGAGCGGTTTTAAAGCTTACAGGGTTTTACGAGCTTGGGGTTTTTGGAGAAGACGAATCAGAGTCATTTAAAAGAAAGTAATAATAACAATTAATAACAATTAAAAACAAGTAAATTATGAGTGCATTAATTAATTTTAGTATTGACGTGGCAGCATTGCCAAAAGAGAAATTTATCGCTGGTAAAAATGGGAAGGTTTATGTAAACCTAACTATGAGCGTAAACGATGAAACAAGGTTCGGTAATAATACTGGTATCTATGTTAGCCAAACACAAGAAGAACGTGAGGCTAAAAAGAAAAAGGCTTACTTAGGTAATGGGAAAGTAGTTTGGAATAACTCAGTAATTTTAAACGCTGAGAAAGAAGAACAAGCTGAAGCTGTTACGCAAGAAGCTGAGGTAAGCGATTTACCATTTTAAATTAAAGGGGTCTTAATTGACCCTTTTTTATTACCTTTAAAACAAAAACAAATGACAGAAGACAAAACAACAGAAAATATGTTAATGGAACTCATAGCTGAAGAGTGTACTATTGACACTTCTGAAATTATGGATTACCCACCGACAGCTTTAAGCTTAGGAGAAAGTACAATACAATCTAAAGGGGGAGAGATTAAGTTTCCAATACCTATTGGAACGTATGGTAACTTCTCTTTTATACAAGCCCCACCAAAAAGCAAGAAAACTTTTTTTGTAAGTCTATTGGCTTCAGTGTATTTAAGTGGTGGTAATAACTTTGGGGGCAGGATAAAAGGACACAGAGAAGGCAGGTGTTTAATGCACTTCGATACAGAACAGGGACATTGGCACGCTCAGAGAGTGTTTAAGAGAGTGCAGGATATGAGCATTACAAAAGATGTAGGGTGTTATAAAACATTCGCTTTAAGGACTGTAGGATATAAAGAAAGATTACAATTTATAGAGTACTGTTTAGAACAAAACAAAGGTAAGAATGGTTTAGTAGTTATAGACGGAGTAGCAGACCTTGTGAGCGATGTAAATAACTTAGAAGAAAGTAACCTATGCGTTCAAAAGATAATGCAATTAAGTGCTAAATACGACTGTCATATTATTACAGTTATACACAGCAATTTTGGAAGCGACAAGCCTACAGGACACTTAGGCAGCTTCTTAGAGAAAAAGACAGAAACACAAATACAATTAGAATTAAATACAACTAATAAAGAATGGGTTACAGTAAGCTGTAAGAGAAGCAGGGGTTATTCATTTGAAACGTTTAGCTTTAGTATAAATGAGTTTGGATTACCTTTTGTGATTACTGATTATGTTTTTGACCCTTTACAGCATTATGTACCCAGAACTTTAACTAAATCCACATTATGAAAACCCTAGTAGAACTTGCATACGAGAAAAAACAATCCTTTATTAATATAGTAAAGAGCTTTGGTTGTAACTCAAGTTATGCTGAAGACATAGTACAAGAGTTATTTATACAAATTCATTTAGATGTAAAAAAAGGTTTAGACCTTTGGTATAATGATGATATAAACACCTACTATTGTTATAAGGTTCTTAGGGGAATTTATTTAAACACTCATAAAAAACAAGCGAGATTTTTAAAAACATACATAGAGGATATAGAAGAAATAAAACAAGCTGAAGATTTAGGTATAGACGAGATAGAATACGCGAAGAGTAAAGACATAGTAGACGATATACTGAAAGAAATGTACTGGTATGACTCAAAGGTCTTTAGTTTGGTAGCTTCTGGTAAAAGCGTAGCATCACTAAGCAGGGACACTAAGATATCTTACTACAGCTTATACAACACTTATAGAACAGCATTAAAAAATATAAAAGAGCAAATATAATGCAGACTTTTAAAAGAGATTTACAAAGAGGTAAGTACCACGAAAATATTATTTTAGATATTATTAAGTCTAAATACAGTAAAGCATATATTAAAGAGGGTTATTGTAAAGAGTATGATATTTATGTTCCAGAGATGAATTTTGGTGTAGAAGTTAAGTCTGATGAAAAAAGCAAGTACACTAATAATATTGTTATTGAGATAGAATTTAATTCTAAGCCTTCTGCTTTAAGTACAACTAAGGCTAAATACTGGGTTATATATGATGGGTATGTTTATAATTGGTTTTTAACTCAAAGGTTAAAAGACTGCATAAAAGATAACAATTTAAAATATGTAGAGTTTATAGGCAAAGGAGATACAAAAAGCAAAAAAGCATATTTAATTAAAAAAGAAATTTTATATAAATACAAACAATTATGAGATTAGGAGATTTAGTATATTACATTACACACTACACTGGTATTAGGTGGCTTTGGAAAAAGATTAACCCTAACTGTGATTGCGACAAAAGAAGAGAAGAGTGGAACGACATAGACTTAGACTTATGGAAATAGAACACAGAGAACAATGGAAGCAGTTTAAAGCTGATGTTAAAGGTAAGCTATCAAAAGAACAATATAAGCTATTGTGCCTCTTGCATTCGGTCTACTATAAACATAAGTACACAGAACCCTGTAGCTGTAACCCAAGACGCTTAATACAATGGATTAACGAAATAGACAAGATATATGACAAAGATTAAAGACATACACAAGTTTGAACAGTCAGTAGTAACCCTATTGAATTTAGATGGCTGGACGTTAAACCATACAGGAGAAGGAAGTGAAAGCTGGGATGCTGAGGGTAAAACACCCAAAGAACAAGACTGTATTATAGAGATGAAATTTAGAAATAAATACTATGAGACTAAGATAATAGAAAAAGATAAGTTTGATAGATTAATAAACACTGGTAAGGTTGCTCTGTATTTTGTTAATGACCCCAAAGGTAATTATATGTTTTGGCTTAATAATCTAAAAGACTTAGAGATTAAAAATATGTATTGCCCAAGTACAACTCTTTGGAATAGTCGTAAGGTATCTAAGCCTTGTTATTTACTTAAAGAAAGCGATGCGGCTATAATAAATATAAACGAAAAAGACACCGAGCTAGGAATATGGGATAGTTATTTTAAGGTTAAAGAGTAAAATACTTTGTTTATAATTTGTTTATAAGTATAATTTATATTATGTTTGTAAAATGAAAACGCAATTAGATGATTTAAGACAAGAATTAAAAGACATTGATAAGACATTAAAAAAAGAAGTGCCTTATGAGCTTAGACTTAAGTTATTTAAAAGACAAGAAATTGTAAGAAGTATAATAATTAATATCCAATAAAATGAAAAAGACAAAAACAGGATTACACATTGACGTTAAAGGTAAACGTATTGAAGTTTACACTAAGAAAGAGTTAGAGAAGTTAGAAGCAGAAGCTGAAGAAAGATTAGATTTCGTTGTAGTAATTTCTTTAGCAGTATGTTTAATTGCTATAGGGTTTATAATAGGTCTTGCAATATAATGACACTACTACAAAGACAGTCTTACGTGCTTTGGTTTAACTTTATCTCTGATAGGGTTTTGAAGTGGTCTAATGCAAAGCCAAAAAACAAAGACCTTAAACACTTTATACAAGGCGTTAGCGAGATAGGTCAATATGTTAACCAGCTTAATATAGAAAACAAAGTACTTGAAAAAAGAGTAAGTGCTGTAAGAGATAGCAAGAACCAAACTATCTTAGAGCTTAATAAACAAATAGAAGTATTACAAAACAAATTAAAACAATACGAGATATGAATGAATGGGATGAGTATATAGATGCACCAGATTTTGAGACAGAATGTAGATGTTGTGGAACACAAACAAACGGAGACACATACTGTTCTAACGTGTGTTATAACCTAGATATAGAATGATACTACTAGTAGATGCTGACAGTTTAATATTTGCTTCTTGTTATAAGAAACGAGATAAGCCA